ATTGACCTAGTTGATACTTGGGCAGAAACATACCAAGGGGCTTACGAGCAGATCAAAAGCTATCCCAAAGACTTTCACTTAGCCACAGACCCAGTTAAGTACATCACAAGCGTCAAAGCCTTTGTAAAGGACATTCGTGACGAATTGCCTAAAGACACAGAGCTACAGAACATCATTGACGAGATCGCAGGCTTACTAAACTCAACACTTTACAAATTGAGGGCGTTCAAATGAATAAGCCTGGACTCTACGCCAATATTCTTGCTAAACAAGAGCGCATCAAAGCAGGCAGCGGCGAAAAGATGAGAAAGCCAGGTGATCCAGGCGCACCCACGGCTAAAGACTTTAAAGAATCAGCCAAGACTGCCAAGGACAACAAGAAATGACAGCGGCTTGGCAACGCAAAGAAGGGCAAAACCCTGCTGGCGGTTTAAATGCCAAAGGTCGAGCTAGTGCCAAAGCAGAGGGCATGAACCTCAAACCACCAGTAAAGTCAGGCGATAACCCACGCAGAGCCAGTTTTCTTGCACGAATGGGCAATATGCCAGGGCCAATGGAGAAAGACGGGAAACCGACTAGACTAGCATTAGCCTTGAAAGCATGGGGCGCATCAAGCAAAGAAGATGCCCGATCAAAAGCTAAGAATATCAGCGAACGTAATAAGTAAGCTAAACTTAAAATATCTTAAATCTACGACAATTGAGAAAGATATGGAACAAGCTAAAGTAGCTAAAAGTAGAAAGAGGGTTGGCGGTAGAGCGCCTGGCACACCTAACAAGTCAACAGCAAAGGCTAGAGAGGCAATTGCAGCGTTTGTTGATGGTAATGCATACCTTTTACAAGGGTGGCTAGAATCAATTGCTTTGGACGAACGACATGGCCCAAAAACAGCGTTTGACTGTTTTATGGCTGTGGCTGAATACCATGTTCCCAAGTTAGCCAGACAGGAACACGTTGGGGCTGACAATGGCCCGATTGAAATGGTGGTCAAGTGGCAAGACGGGAAGTAACGCTGCCCTACTCTCCAAGGGGCGCTTTCAAACCATTCCATAACCGCACCGAACGTTGGGCTTGCTTAGTTGCACACCGACGAGCCGGCAAAACAGTCGCAGCCATTAACGACATTATTCGTGCCGCACTCATGTGCAAGACTGAAAGTCCACTATTTGCCTACATTGCACCGTTTCGCAGCCAAGCTAAGTCCGTGGCTTGGGACTATCTCAAACGCTTTGCAGCACCAGTCCTTGCGGCATCCAATGAAGCCGAGCTGACTGTTGAGCTTATAACTGGCGGCAAGATACGCTTGTTCGGTGCTGACAACGCTGACGCTATGCGAGGCTTGGGCTTTGATGGCGTGTTTATGGACGAATACGGGGACTTTAGACCATCAGTCTGGGGTAACGTTATCCGACCAACATTGTCAGACAAGCAAGGTTGGGCTGTGTTCGCTGGTACGCCAAAGGGTAAAAACCAGTTTTGGCAGATATTTGAGTTAGCTAAGAAAACGCCTGACGAGTGGTTTCACCTAGTCTTAAAGGCTAGTGAGTCTGGACTGCTGCCTGACACAGAGCTACGGGCAGCTGCCGCACAGATCAGCGATGACCAGTTCTTACAAGAATATGAGTGTTCGTTTGAGGCGGCTATCCTTGGCGCTTTTTATGGCGAGGACATACGCAAGATCACAGATGCCGGTCAGGTTAGGCGTGTTGATTACGATCCGCACCTACCCACATACACGGCTTGGGACTTAGGCTATCGTGATGACACGGCTATTTGGTGGTATCAAGTCATCCGCAACGAAATACACATCATTGATTATTTTGCAATAAGTGGTGCAAACATTGCAGAAATAGCTAAAATAGTCGTAGAAAAGCCGTATAAATACGCAAAACATTACCTACCCCATGATGCAAGGGCTAAAACACTAGCAGCAGCGGGTAAGTCAGTTATTGAGCAATTGAGTGAGTATCTAGGCATCAACAACATGGCTATCGTGCCTGACTTGTCGGTGCAAGACGGGATTCAGGCGGTGCGTCAAATGTTGCCGCAATGTTGGTTTGATAGCGAACGAACGCACGATGGGCTAGAGGCACTACGACAGTACCAGCGGGAATACGACGAGGACAAGAAAGCGTTTAGGCAAACGCCCAGGCATGATTGGACAAGCCACCCAGCAGATGCGTTCCGAATGTTGGCGATTGCTTGGAGGCTAGAGCCAAAGGTTAAGCAGCCAGATATGGTTAAGCCGTTGATTGTCGGGCCTGAGAACACAGTTACATTAAATGATATGTGGGCAACCCACACCACTAACCGGAGTAGAAGATTATGAGCGGCGTACCACAACCTTATGAATATCAATACGAACACGTTGCCGTTAGCCAAACCGCACAAGTGTTAGGCGGCACAGGCGCAACTGGTGACTATTTACATCGTTTAATTTGCACCGTGTCTACAGCTGCCACAGGTAACGTAATTATCTTAGATGGCACAGGGTTTTCACACACGATTTTGCCAGCAAGCGCAGGAACGGGCATCAACTCATACAACATTGAAGTGAACGCAATCTCTCGCAACGGGCCGTGGAAGATCACGACAGGCGCAGGCGTGGAAGTGTTAGCAATTGGCATCTTTAGCGCATGATCGTAGCAAGCGTATTGCGCTCTGGCGGTGATTTCAAGCCTGAACACGTTTATGCGTTGCAAAAGATGTGCGCTAAGTATCTGCCACCGCATGAGTTTGTGTGTCTGTCAGACGTTGAGTTGGAGTGCAAAACCATCCCTTTGATGCATGACTGGGTTGGTTGGTGGGCAAAGATGGAATTGTTCAGGCTACCAAGTGCGCTGTACTTTGATCTTGACACGGTGTTGACTGGTGACTGTACGGCAATGATCGAGGCGGCAAAACAACATGATTTCGTGATTATGCGTGACGTTTACAGGGGTCAGTACAACCCAAAAGCTATGCAATCGAGCATGATGTATTGGTCAAAACCTGTTGATTTGTATGACAAGTTTGCAGCATTACAGATGTACACGGCGGGTGGTGACCAGTCGTACATTGAACACTTTATGCGGGACAAAGTGACGTACTGGCAGGATATATGTGATGGAATTGTGAGCTTTAAGGCTGATGTGTTGCCTAAAGGGGTAGACGATGCCAAGGTGGTGATATTCCACGGCAAGCCTAGACCGTGGGAACAAACGAGGATACCGTATGAAATTGGTTGAAGGCTGGCAAGTTCCCGATATTGACGAGTGCTGCATTAACGCACTCTTGGTTGAGCTGCCAGACTTAAATGTGAGTTATGCCCACATGAACCAGTTCCGCACAGTTATTCAAGCCGGTGGCAATATCGGTGTTTACCCCGCTACGATGGCAGGGCAATTTGAGCGTGTAATTACAGTCGAGCCTGATTTAACCAATTACCAAGCGTTACTGCTAAACGTTGCAGGCCGTGACAACATAGAGCATCATTGGGCTGCATTTGGTGACAAAATTGGCACAGCGTCAGTCGATCACCCATACCCTGAGAACATTGGGGCGCACCAGTTAAAGGCTGGTAGTGACGTTAGGGTGCTAACAATTGACTCTTTTGGCGTAGATAACTGCGATTTCATCCAGTTAGACATTGAGGGCTACGAGCATTTAGCATTGCTGGGTGCAGAACGCACGATCAAAAAGACTTACCCAGTTATCACGTTAGAGCTAAAAGGCTTGGGCAGTCGATATGGGTACAGCGACGAGGACACAATCGGATTACTCCAAGATTGGGGCTACGATATTGTCGGGCGGGTAAACCGTGACGTAATTTTTGCGAGATACTAAGATGGAAGCATTGACTGGCGTTCAGAAGTGGCTAAACGTAATTAGCCAATACGACAATGAGTTCAAGAAATGGGAAGCTCGCACAAATAAGATTGTGAGGCGCTACCGTGATGACAACCGCAATCAGAACACAAACGAAACCGCTAAATTCAACATTCTGTGGTCTAACGTACAGACGCTAATACCTGCCGTGTATGCCAGATTGCCAAAGGCTGACGTATCTCGACGCTTTGGGGATAACGACCCAGTTGCCCGTGTTGCTAGTCAATTGATCGAACGTGCCTTGGACTTTGAGATCGAGCATTACACCGATTTTAGATCGACCATGAAACACGCAGTTGAGGATAGGTTCTTGGGTGGTCGAGGTGTGGCATGGGTGCGCTACGAGCCGCACGTTCGGGCGCAAGACATTCCTGAAGATGGGCTGCAAGTAACCGAAGATGTCGACGAGGTTGACAGTACAGGTCAACAAGTCAAGACAGCCATGACGCTTGATGGCGCTATGGGTGAGGAAGTCGAGCCACAAGAGGAAATTGAGTACGAGTGTGCGCCTACCGATTACGTTCATTGGAAGGACTTTGGTCATTCGGTTGCACGTACATGGGAAGAAGTCACTAGCGTCTGGCGCTGGGTGTACATGACGAAAGACAGTCTGATTGAACGCTTTGGCGAGAAAACGGCTAAATCAATCCCGTTGGATGCAGGGCCTGAAACCAATAAACAGTATTCAACACAATCTAAAGATTTCACACGGGCTAAGATTTGCGAACTGTGGGACAAAGAAAGCGGCAAGGTGTACTGGATCAGCAAGAGTTGCCCAAACATTCTTGACGAGCGTGACGATCCGTTAGAGCTTGAGAACTTCTTCCCGTGTGCCAAGCCTTTGTACGCCACGATGACGAGCGATACGCTTGTACCTGTGCCAGACTTTGTGCTGTATCAAGACCAAGCGACAGACCTAGACATTTTGACTGACCGCATCGACGGATTAGTTAAGGCGTTGCGTGTTCGTGGGGTCTATGACGCATCACAACCCACATTGCAGCGTCTTTTGACTGAGGGCGATAACAACACATTGATTCCTGTCGATAAGTGGATGGCGTTCTCTGAAAAAGGTGGATTAAAAGGGTCGATTGACTTGTTGCCAATTGATGTGATGGCGGCAACGCTCATGCAATGCTATCGAGCAATGAATGAAATCAAAACCCAAATCTATGAAATCACAGGTATTAGTGACATTATTCGGGGACAGGGACAAGCCTCTGAAACCGCCACGGCACAACAGATTAAGGGTCAGTATGCAGGATTGCGTTTGCGCTCGATGCAAGAAGATGTTGCTCTGTTTGCGAGTGAGCTATTCCAGTTAAAAGCACAGGTTATTTGCACTAAGTTTCAACCCACAACAATCCTTATGTACGCTGCCGCACAAGGTATGCAACCGGCAGATCAGGCGCTTATCCCGCAAGCCTTGCAGTTAATTCAAGACAAGCCATTACGATCGTTCCGCATCCAAGTGGATTCAGATAGCTTGGTGCAGATCGACGAGAATCAGAATAAACGTGAGCGAGTTGAGTTTTTGCAAGCAATGGGTGGGTTCTTAACGCAAGCGTTGCCAATGGGTCAACAAGCGCCAGAGTTAGTTCCTATGCTGATTGAACTACTTAAGTTTGGCGTTGGTGCATACAAGAAAGCCGCACCGATTGAGGGTACGATTGACCAAGCTATGCAACAGTTGCAAGAAAAACAGCAAATGATGGCGCAGCAGCCACCACAGCCAAACCCTGAAGTTATGAAGATGCAGGCAGAGCAGCAGTTTGAGCAAATGAAGATGCAAGCTCAAGCCCAAAACGAGCAGATGAAGATGCAGGCCACAGCGCAGGCTGAACAACTGAGGGCGCAAGCCGATATTCAAGTTGCCCAAGCCAAAGCGCAGGCTGATGTGCAGATGGCACAAATGAAACTGCAAGCCGAAGCACAACTTGAGGCGCAAAAACAACAGTATATGCAGGCAATGGAACAAGCCAAGTTGCAAGCCGCTGAACAATTGGAAAAGTGGAAAACAGAGTTGGAGTCTGCAACCAAGATTATGGTGGCTAGGATTGGGGCGAACCCAGGCTTAGACTTGCCATTGCTTGAGGCTCAAGAGGCTGCAAGCACCAAGATTGCCGCAGAACTAGGTGACAATGTGACGCAAGCCATGAACCGTATGGTGCAGATGCACGACAACATGAGCAATATGCACAACACCGCAATGGATAAAATCAACGGCGTGATAACTGTTATTGCAGCGCCTAAGAAGATTATCCGTGGCGCAGACGGGAGAGCCTCTGGGGTTGAACTTGCATGAACGGTTACTGGGACACCGGAACATGGGACGATGCGACATGGGATTATGTGC